GTATCAGACAAGATAACAACTAAATTCTCATCACGTACTAAACCAGTACCGTAACGAGCAGTTGTCTTAGTCTTCAAATCACCTGTGTCGTCATCTACCCAAGACTTAAGCGACGCTTGTCTACGCCATGCTTGAACGAAAGGACTAATGCCAGGACGTGCCATAGATGTGAAGATGTTTGCTTTGCCTGCTGTGGTAGTTAAACCTCCAATAGTCTCGTTGGCATCTGGTAACAAGTTAGATTCGAATACATCAAAGCCATACACGTTCTTAACAAAGCGGAACTCTTTATCAAGACCAGTTTCAATAACACCTTCCCACTGGGGGTTGTTAGATACATTCACCAAGTTGGTAGACGTCTCTAAAGCAAATGCTACAGATGGGTCAACGATTGCTACTAAGTTGCTAGTAGGCACCTTGGCCTTCAGTAACGAGTACTTAGCAAAGGCGAAGTCAGTAGGACTCATAACCTCGTTAGTACCCCCAGCTACCTTACGGTGAGCTACACCGTTAATAGTATTGGCATTGTTTTGACCAGCAAATTGCTGGTTAGCTAGTGAGAAGATATCACTCTCAACACGCTCCATGATAGCGATGGCTTGCTCTACAGGAATGTTACTAAGAATCTCTTGTGCATATAAAGCATCTTCTAACAATACCTCAGTGAGGGAGTTAGCAGATACGATAGGCTGATTCATGGTGATACTTACTTCACCAGAATCTAATGCATCAAAGATAACTTCACTACCTTCAGGTAGGTCTCGTGTGACAGGAGTACTGATAGATGGCAGCGTGAACTGGTTGCCATCGGGGAAATCTAACTGACGTACTAGGCCAGAGAAACCCATTAAGTGCTCATGTAAAATTTCTTCTAATTGTGCGTTCCACAACTCTGAACGAATCAGTGCTTGTGTGTTTGCTGTATTGTTACCAGCCATATTGTATCACCTCTTAGCGGTTCCAGAATGCATCAGCGCCTAGACTTTCTAAGCCTTCAAATTCCAGTTGAGTTTTAACGTGTCGTGAGATTTCACCATTGGCATATCGTTTATCGATTGCTGCCTTAGTCATGGTGTTACCTACTACATTATTAGACGGTACACGTGTATGTCCATCTGGTAAACTTTGCTGGTGGGAACTGCTGGTCGGCTGTCCTGCTACCAAATTGATAACTGCTTGTGGACTTGTAGCTGCTAGCTTGTCAAGGTCAACACCGTTAGCCTTGCCTGCTTTGCGGTACATCTCCGCTGCCCTGTCACCATACTTACTAGCTAGAGCGTCCGTTACTTTCTGCTGGTTCGACTTCTCCGTAGAGGCAGTGTCACGTGCATTTAGTTTTTGCTCTAGTAAAGCTTCCAAATCAACGGGCTCATTGGTATCTGTGTTAGCCATCTGCTGGTCTGCAGAGTTGTTATCGTCAGTACCCGGAATCTTGTCTTCATTGATAGCTTTCAAAATTTCTTCCATGTGAGTAGCTTTACTAGCGCTGTCACGCAGTCCAGCATTCTCAGTTTTCAATGTGGAGATATGCAGTTGGCCATGAACCATAGCCTTTGCCATCTCTTCCACTGTCTTGTACTTCGCGGAATCACCAACTAAAAGTGCTAGGGCATCTTCACCTGTAACTTCTTGCTGTTGCTTCTCGCCGTCACCCATTAGGTTATTACCACTCATATTACTTGTCCTCTTGATGGTCGTCAATAGTTTTCTCTAAAAGATTGTGCATCCACATTAGCCTTCCTTTCTCTGCAAGGAGGGCTGCCGTGTATAAATCTGCTCTCTGCTTCTTGTATAACTCCTCAGTGTTGGCCAGCTTTTTATCGATGGCCACTATCTCATGTTCTAGTAATCGTCTAATGGACGATATCGGTTTCTTAGCTCTATTAAAAGCTTTGGATAAGTCTTCTACTTCAGCAGCAGTTAACTTACCCGTTACTTTATTGTTCCGGCAAATTCTCAACATCTTCTAAATCCTCCTCTCCTATACCTGCGGCATCCTGTGCATTGGCAGTCTGTGTCTGTGTCTGAGCTACCTGCATAAGCTGTTGTTGCTCTACTGATTCTTGTATGCCAATATTAGGAATGATGATACCAAGTTCTTTAAAGTCAGCAAGTTCCTCTATTGCAAATGCAAGCTTCTTACTACTGATATGAGGAGCTATAGCTTGAGCAACATTACTATTAAAGATACCCATTATATTCTGCAAGGCATTAGCTTTCTCTGCATGTAGCTTAGAGCCGCGTGCTCTCATCTTACCACTCACAAACAAATCATCTTTGCTTACATTGAGGAAGGTCTCTACGTTAAACTCTGTTCCCTCCGTAGATACTATATCAATCTCACCTAAGTTCTCTCTACCTAGAGCTACAACATCATCAAGTACAGGCTCAATTAAGTTAGTTTCAAAGTCACCAACTCTATCTCTAAAGATACGATTGGCTCCATTGTCTAGTATCTGCACTTCAAACTTAGTCTTTTCTCCCGGTGTACGGAAGCCCGAAGAGTTCTGAGGACTACCTGCCATCATCTCCATAATGTTCATAGTATCCTTTATCTGGAAGTCCGCATTTAGTGCGTCCTTAGATAAGTTAAGAACATGAACACTGCCGCCTTCGTCAACTATATACTTAGACCCCGGAGCACCTCGCTGGCCAGAAAACTCTACAGTACCAATCTCTACGATAGGTGGGTTGGCTAAGTTATCAAATACGTCAGCACGTAAGTTCTCTAACTTATCAAGCTTATATTGCATACCAACGATACGAGCCAAGGGACTCATCCCCATTAAGTTATCAGGGCGCATCTCCCATCCAGTGTAGTACAATCGCTGGCTGCCGTTCTCATTAGTAATGGCTTCATCATGTATTACAAAACGTCTATCTGCTATCACTATCTTATGGTTCTTACGGAACATACCATCTGCAACAGAATACAAGTCTCCGTAGAACTCTAACACCTCTACCATATCACCTGTCATGTAATTAAGTAGGTCACCGAAACCATCTTTCTGTAAACCAATACCTTCCCAGTCTATTCCTGTCGGAGCTTTCTTAAGACCAGAAGAACGTACAGCCTGCCTTGTAGTACGCATGTTCTCTAGTATCTTCTCAGTAAACATCGTGTCATTGTTATCTTCTATATCACGAGCAATGTCACCAAGAGTGTACACTTTACGTACTATCTTAACAGCCGCCTGAAAGCTGCTGGCCGTAACATCGAATACTATATCCATAGGGGCTATGCGCTTAAGCACAGGGCCTTGGTACAATATAACTTCGTTACCCTCAGGGTTAACTCCTCGCTCTGTAACATATTGCTGCTCTGCAAAACATACACCTGTATTCACCCAGTCAGTAAGACATGCTCTTAATACCTTCTCATACTGCTTGCGCATAACCTTAGTACGGACGTAAGCTTCTACATTAGCCTTCTGCTCTCTAGTAGCAGCGTCACTATCAAATGCTTGGAACTGTGCCCACTTAGGATTAGAGAATAAGTGTGCTGTGTAGTTGGCCATTAGATTGGTAGCAATCTGAGATAGCTTAGGAATGGTGGTACTGTTCTTAAATGGAAGAGAACCAGCTTGAGTGTTACGAGTATCAGTAGCATAGAGGAAGCTGCGTATCTCCAGCATCTCTTCTTCCCATGGCTGACGCGCATTCTTATACTGGTGGTATAAGTGGCTCACTTCTATGGCTAGTTGCTCTGGTGTTAGTAATGCTACTACGCTATGCGAATCAGTTGCCATCTATATACATCCTCCAAATCGTTTATGAAACTTCAGACTGCTATAGTCACTATCTTCTTCAGTATCTTCTCTGACTTTTCTAGGCTTGCGTACAAACTTAGATGACATACCTGCAGCTAATGTATCTTTAATATCGTCATGCTCTGGATTATCTAGTAGCAACTCTTCCTCAAGTAAACTACACTCACCACCTTTGTAGTGGTATATCTTTTTAGCTTCATACTTAGGAAGTAGGGCTGCGTCACAGCGTTCCTTCTTAGCACCATCATACTTGTTTGGTCGGTGGTCTTCTACAT